TGATAATAATAATTTATGTAATGTTTTATGGATGAGAGATTTATTTTTTAAAATAGATAATAAAACTTTTTTATGTAATAACACCAATTCAGATACACTTAAAATTAACAGACAAAATGAAAAAAAATTGGTTATTAAATATCTTAAAAATTATATTGAATTACCTGAAAATATTAAAATTGAAGGAGGTGATATAATAGAAGATAAAAATAATATTTTTATTGGTATAAATAAGAGAACTAATATTGCCGCCTATAATTATTTAAAAAAAACTTTTCCTGATAAAAATATAATAAAAATAAATCATAATACTTTACACTTAGATTGTTGTTTAACTATATTAGATAATATTATATTCTATTCAAAAACTTATATAAAATCTTTACCTAATAATTTAAAAAAAAATTATACTATAATAGTTATTGAAGATATTTTATGTAATTGTGAACCTAATCTTGCTACTAATATATTAATTATTAATAAAAATATTATAACTACTGATACGCCAGAATTTAAACCTTTTAGAATTTTACTTACATTGTTAGATTATAAAGTATACACTATAAAATATAATAATTTATTAGAAGAAAGTGGAGGAATACGGTGTTTAACACAATGGTTATAATTTTAATATTTATTATTTTATAAATATTAAATTTTTACTTACTACGACGACGTGTTGTTTTTCTTCTTTTTATTTTTTTACCTCTAGCAGTCCTTTGTCTAATATTTCTATTTAATTGACGTTCTTCTTCTTCTTCACGCTGACGAAAAAGTCGTCCTCTATTTTGATTTTCTTCATTTAATTGGTCTAGTCTAGCTAATAATGGGTCTAATTGTTGGATGTATTGCATAAATTGACGTTCTTCTTGTTCTTCGCCCTGATGAGAAAGTGGTTCTCTATTTTGATTTTCTTCATTTAATTGGTCTAGTCTTGCAAATAATGGATCTAATTGTTGGATGTCTTGCATAAATTGTTCATCCATAACTATATCTTCTAATTCTTGTAAATTAATTTCACCTCTAGTTGTTTGTATAGGATCTTCTATTGCTTTAGCTAAAGATCCTGCTTTAGTTTTATATTTTCTTTTTGTTTTCCTTTTGGTGCTCATATTTATATAATAATTATATATTAATATTTAGTTATATTAGTATGAAAAAACCTATAATAGGAATTTTAGCGACACCCTATGTAAATGAAAAAATAAAGAAAAAACAAGTATTTTTAACAAATTTTTTTGTTAAATTTTTTAAACATAATAATATAGATTTTATAGTAATTCCTTATAATCTCTCTAAAATTAAATTAAAAACTTTAATAAAAAATGTAGATGGGTTGCTATTCCCAGGCAGTCAAATTGGTAATTATTATTATGCCAAAGAATTTAAGGAACATTATAAAAAACAAAAATTTATATTAAAATTTGCTAAGTTATTTAATAAAACAGAGAGAATATTACCAATTCTCTCAATATGTCATGGATTTCAAAATTCGATGTTAATAGAGTCAAAAGAATCAATTGATGATTTATTTACAAACGTTCATGCTTATTTTAATTATAAAAAAGACCCAATATTTATAAATAGTGGAGAAAAATTAAGAAAATTGTATAATAAATCGAGGAAGTTAATACATAATAATAAATTAGGTATCTCTCCAAAAAAGATAAATAAAACCAAAAAAATATATTTATTAGCAAAAACAGAAGATAAAAATGGAAAAGAATTTATTGAAATTATAAAACATAAAAATTATCCATTTTATGGTTTTCAAGGTCATGTGGAGAGAAGTAATCCAGAACTTTTAATACCATATGTAATAGATATTAAAAGATCTTTTAATAAAAGATGTATAAAATTAAATAAAAGTTGTAAATTGAAAAAAATAGTTTATGGAAAAACAGTAAAATGTAAAGATTATGGTTTGGCTAAGAAAAACAATAATAGAAAATGTTTTATTTATAATATTTAATTTTTATATTTTTTAGTTTTTTTACGATGTTTTCTATTAACTTGTCTAGTTTTAGAAACTTCGGCGGGAATATATCTTAAAAAATGTTTATCATATTCAGGAGATCCCTTTTTTAATTTTTTCTGACGAAAATCTTTATATAATTGAGCTTTTTCAGATCTATTATCTTCTAATGTATGATGTTTTCCATAACAATTAATACTAAATCTTTTTAATAATCCTTTTTGTTCTAATCTATTTTTTAGTTGAACTTTAAATAAATATTCAGACATACATAATAATCTATTTACATCATAATAAGGTCTATTAACATAAATAAAAATTAAGTAGAAACTTAACATAGTATCAATTGTAGCAACTTTAAGTTTTTCACCATTAATATAAATTACATTAAAACTATGACATGAATTAGTATTATAAATATAACATAAAACATCTATTTTGTTATTATGTTTTATCATAATTTCGTAATGTTCAGTTATTAGATCTCCAACGCCAGATTTTTTATTAATAACTATATTTTTAAAACCTTCATGAAGTAATTGTTCTTTTATAATCTGGGCACTTGTTTTTGCATCTTCTGATAAAATATCAAAATCAGGAATATTTGAAAGTTGTTTTCTTTCTCTTTTTGGCATATATTTTCCATATAAACTAGCAGCATAACCTCCAAAAAATATTAGACCTTGATTAATAATAGATTTTCTAACAATTCTATAAATATTCATTACATTATATTTTGGTCCTTCATATTCTCTAAAAAAATTATTATTTTTACAATTATTACCTTTTAAAGGATAATTTTTATTTAATAATATTAGTCTTTTTAATACTTTTTCCCATCTACTTACATCACCCATAGGTCTAGATAATTCAAGATACATAGACATTCTTAAAAAATCAGGAGGACAATAAGAAATGCCATTAACTTTTAATGATTTCTTTATCAAGTTATCATATATTTCTTTAGTTAAATATGTAATGTCTGCAATAGGAACAAAATTTACATAGACTTTGTATGTTCCACTATGAACTCCTGCTTTTGCTTCTACTTCTTCATAACCGGCATTATAATATATATCAGCTAATTTTTTTGCATAATCAACAGCAAAAGGTGTGAAAAAATCATAATCAGGTATTTCTATATTTCTATTATAAAATCTATCTTGTTCTGGTAATATATTATTTATAGCTGTTCCTCCGTAACATAAACATTTGTTAGTTCTAATAAATTCTTCTAAAATTTGTATAATACTTAAAATATCAGCAGATTGAGCCATTTTTTGTCCTAAAATAGATGTAGCCTCATCAACAGCCTCACGTAAAATTTTTAGTTCTTTATCTTGAAAAGATATATCTTTCATTATATATATATTAATAATTTATTAGAAGAGAAATTATTAATATAAAATTAAGTTCCATCAAATGTTTGTAAGGTATATAATGTTTGTTCATTTAATGGAGTATCTTCAGGAATAGGCTCTGCTGGTATAATATCTTTACGTAAATCATTTGGTTTTAATACAAAAGAATATTTACCTTTTTCAGTAAACATTTTATAATATCCAACTAAATTATTATCAATATTTTGAAATTTCATAGCTACAAATTGACATCCATTATTTAAAGGTAGTAATGGATCAAAATTTTGCAAACTATTATCAATATTAGGTAAAACAATTATTAAATTTCTATGTGAATCATCTATCATCATTGGATTATTTCTACCTGCTGCAACTACTTGTTCATATCTTAACAATTTTAATGCATTTGAACCTGAACGTATATGAACATATTTTGCTAATTTACTATTATCTAAAATTGGAACATGTAATGTATGGACCATAACAATAAATCTTCTTTGAAAATCTTTATTTGCAATATTAGCTTGTAAAAATTCATTTTGGTCTGTATTTCTATAATTATATTTATCAATATCAACAAAATTTTCTCTATTATTAATTAAATGTTTTTCTATATATTCTCCAAATTTATCATATATAATTTTATTTTCACTCATTATTCTAAAATGTAGAAACATAGGATCATTCGCACAAGATGTGTAAGTCTCATCAAAACTTCTATTATTTAAAACATCAAATAATTCAGTTAATTTTATGTAATTGTATGTTTCTTTAATAGAATTATTATTAGCAGTTGATGCTGCTACGATTGGTTCACCATTATAAGAATAAATTTCAAAATCTAAACATCTTGCGCCTATTTCAATACATTTTTCTAAAGCACATATATTAACAAAATTATTTTTATATCCGTCACCACAGCATGCATTATAAGCAGTTTTAATGTAATAATTTTTCATTAAACATTTAAATTCATTATCAAAATAATTTTCTGGATTACTAGCTTGTTTTGCTTTTGTATCACCATGAAGTGTTAAAAATGAACTAGTTTTATGTTTGCTATTATCTAAATATAATGTATTTAATTTTTTACATGCAGCATCTTTTTTACTTAAAGTATGAAAAATCCAAGATATAACTAAAAAAATAAAAAATACAACAATAAGTAATGATAATAGAAAATAAAAAGGGGATTTATCACTTTCTAAACGTAAAAAATCTACAACTTTTTTTTTTCCTGCACTAATCAATTCAATTGCATCGTCACGAATATTAGAACTCATTTTAATTATATTATTATAATATAAAAAACACTTAATAAATTTTATAATAAATATAATTAATATTATAATTAATAATATATAATGGCTGGTGGACTATTAAATTTAATAGCAGTTGGAAATCAAAATATAATTTTAAATGGTAATCCAACTAAAAGTTTTTTTAAAACTAAATATGCCAAATATACTAATTTTGGATTACAGAAATATAGAGTAGATCAAAAAGGACAAACTAATATTCATTTAACTCAAAAAAGTAATATTTCTTTTAAAATACCTAGATATGGAGACTTATTAATGGATACTTATTTAGTCGTTACATTACCAAATATTTGGAGTCCAATTTATAAATATTCTTCTAATGAATATAGACCATATGAATTTCAATGGATTAAAAATATAGGTAGTCAAATTATTCATGAAGTTCAATTTACAATAGGAGGACGTATTATTCAAAAATTTTCAGGAACATATTTACAAAATATTGTTGAACGTGATTTTGATACTAATAAAAAAGAATTATACAATATTATGACTGGTAATATAGATGAATTAAATAATCCTGCTAAATATTCAAATAGAAGTAATAATTATCCTAATGCATTTAAATTACATGATGCTAGTTTAAATGGAATTGAGCCTTCTATTCGTAGTCATACTTTATATATTCCATTAAATACTTGGTTTACTTTATTATCAAATATGGCTTTACCATTAATTTGTTTACAATATGCTGAATTAGAAATTAATTTTACTTTAAGACCTATACAAGATTTATTTACAATAAAAGATATTTTACATGATACTTCATACAATAGTTATGATGAAATACCAAGAATACAAGCCGAACAAAACAAAGATTCTCGCTATGGATTTTATAGATTTATTCAACAACCACCATTTAGAGATATTTCATCTGGTACAATTTATTTAGATCAACGAACAAATATAAATGCTAATATTCATTTAATGACTACTCAATGTTTTTTAGATACTCAAGAAAGAACTTTATTTGCTAATAATACTCAAGATTATTTAATAAGAGAAGTATATGAATATAAATTTGAGAGAGTTAATAAATCTACCAAAGTCAATTTAGAATCAAATGGATTAGTATCAAATTGGATGTGGTTTAGTCAGAGAGATGATGTATATAAAAGAAATGAATGGTCTAATTATACAAATTGGCCATATGAAAATATCATTCCTAATAATCTAGAAAAAATGACTCAATTGGAGCCTCCATATAATTTAATTTTTTATAAAACAAATGATATATATCAAATTTATGATACATCAAAAAATATTTATATTACTGGTTATGAACCTACAGTATATGATCAAACTAATCAAAAAGAAATAATTAAAGATTTTGCAATTGTTATTGATGGAAAATATAGAGAGAATTCATTTCCAGCTGGAGTATATGATAAATTAGAAAAATATACTAAAACAAAAGGTAATTCTAAAGATGGTTTGTATCATTATAATTTTTCTTTAACAACTGACCCTTATAAATATCAACCAACTGGTGCATTTAATACTAATAAATTCAAAAACATAGAATTTGAATTTAATAATCATGAAAATCCTCCTATTGATTCATCTAATGTTAATTTTACAACAATATGTGACCCTTTAACTGGTGATGTTATTGCTACTTCTAAAGAACCTACTAGTATTTATAAATATAATTATAATTTAACTGTTATGGAAGAGAGATTTAATATTTTGCGATTTCAATCTGGAACTGCTGACTTACTATATAGTCGTTAAATTTTTGTTTTTGGGACTTTTCTTGTTCCATAACCAAATTTTTTTCTAGCATTTTTTGCTAATCTTAATGCTTTAGAATTTTTTGAACATCCTTCATTTAATATATTAAAATCTACTGCTGCTGCTTTACCTCCTGAAATAGAACTTCCTAATCTAGCATAACCCCAAGAATGTGCAGTTTGATTTGGTCTTGAACCAGATGAATAATAAGCACCTTGTCCTTTTTTAATTATGGCATTGAGAGATTTTGAAGAACATCCAGTCTTTTTAACTAATTCTTTATTTACTGCTAAATTCTTTAATTTATATATTCTCTCTGCATTTAAAATATGCTTTGATTTTTTAGATTTAAATGAACTAACTTTCTTTCTTGTTACATATTTTCCTTTTTTATAACCTTTTCTTGATTTTTTTAGTTCCTTTTTTAGTATTTTTTTATCTTTTTTAGTCAATCTTTTTGGCAAATATTTTATCGGAACATTCATTATTAATTTAATAAAATATTTTATTATATTAATAATGAAAGAAACTATAATCAAATTTGAAAAAGGTCCACATAAAAAAAAATATACTGCTTATGTGAAAGATAAAAAAACTCGTAAAGTACGAAAGATTCATTTTGGAGCTTCAGATTATCCACAATATAAAGATAGAACTCCCTTAAAATTATACGCTCATAAAAATCATAATACAAGAAAAAGAATGCAGCGTTATTTTTCTAGACATTCAGGAACAAAAAAAAGAGGTGACGCAATTAAATTAGAGAAAAAGAAATCTAAAGGTTATTATAATGCAAAAATTTTAAGTCATGTTTATTTATGGTAAATTATTCTTTTACATAATTTTCTTTACATATGGTTTTTATTATTTTATCTTCTATTTCACCTACTGGCTTTCCTATATTTGACATTGTTTTTGCGTAATATGCTTGTTTATCATCATATTCCATAAAATCTTTATTTTCATTTTGCCATTTACATAATGTAGTGAAATTTTTATTTGATGTTTTATTTATTGCTTTTTTTATTTTTTCTTTTGATATATCTTTTTCCCATTTATCATCATCTTTTATATATAATGTTTCTCGTTTTATATCTGTACAGTGTAATGGTCTCTTATATTTTCCTAATTTATTAATATTATCCATTAAAATTTTTGTAATTCCTTTTTCTAAACCATTGACTTTTGTATAATCTAATTGTTCAAATGATACTTGTATTGATTTAACAAAATCTGTCATATTAATAGCATCTTTACATTTTTCGTTTAAAAACATGTTAATATTAAAATTATTAGTATTATTGTTATTACTATTGTTACTATTGTTATTACCCATAGAAGGTTTCATTTCAATAATTTTTTTAGTTAATTCAGTATTTTCTTTAACTACATTTTCTAATAGTTTATCTTTTTCTTCTAATTTTCCCAGTAATTTAAATACTAAATCCTCTGAAATTCCTGATTTTTGTGTTTCTTCACATACTGGTTCATTATAATTGCAAGTAGTTTGATGATACGATAAACTTCTTTTATGTTTATAAGATTTTCCACATAAACATACAAATTTGTCATTTTCCACTTTTGCTACTTTTGCTACTTTTTGATCGGAATTTATCATATTTTGTAGTTTTTTATGTTTTGATGTTGCTAAATGTTTTTCATAATTATTTTTTTTGCAACATTTATAATCACAACATTCACAAAAATATTTTTCTGCTACTTTTGCTACTTTTGCTACTTTTGCTACTTTTTGATCGGAATTTGTCATATTTAGTAGTTTTTTATGTTTTGCTGTTGCTAAATGTTTTTCATAATTATTTTTTATGCAACATTTATAATCA